TCTTCTTCTGATTCTTCTTCATCTTCCTCTGCGTCTTCGTCTTCGGTTTCACCTTCTTCTTCTTCCTCAGATTGCTCCTCGTCCTCTTCCACATCTTCTTCATCTTCTCCTTCAGCTTCTTTGGCTGCTTTTTTCATTGGTTCTTTAGTATTACCATCACCGTCTAGATCCAAGAAATCTGGTTTAGCGGCTTCAAATATAGAAGGAGCATACTCTTCAAATTTAGAATGCAAAGCTTCAGCTAATTTTTGGTTTAATTGATCTAAAATAACAGATTTAGCTTGAACTAAATCTTCATTAAACACAAAATTTATAAATTGTTTTGTAGATTTATTATTTTCCATGAGGTTTCCTCGTTTTTAAGTTAATTTTTTAGCCATTTTTAATATTCTATTAAATGACTCTTGTGATTCAGTAATAAGTTTTTCCATTCTTTCTTTGTTATCTTTATTTAGATTTTTGTGTAGTTTAAAAATTAGTTCTTGTTCTTCTTTTGTTAAAATTGCAAGATTTCCGTCTTTAAGTTGATAAGTTGATTGTGGTGTAAATTCTGTGTTTATTTCTTCTGTTATTTCTGATTTTCCTGGATTATCAGTTAAATTATCACAATTAATTGAATTTTCTAAAATATTTAAACTTTCTTGTTTGTATAATTTTTCCAGAATAATTGAAGCTCTATACTCTAGTTCTTCTTGTAGAACTCTTTTAAATTTGTCTGCGTTACCACGAAGAATCATTTGTACTAGACGGGCTGCTGTGTTCATTGTGGTGGCTCTCCTTCAGATTCTTCTTCTGGTAATTCTTCTTCCATTGGTTCACCAGACAGTATACGTTGATACATTTGCATTTCTTGATTTTCTAATTGTTTTTGTACTTCTCTGTTTATTTGGGCATCAATTTCTAAAATTTCTTCTTCAGACTGCTTCAAGAAATTCTTTCTTACGTATTCACCAGAGAAAAATCTTCCAATATAAGGAGTCACTGCTGCAATTATATCTAAACGTTCTCTTAAAATATCGTTATTTTTTAGTTCAGTAAAATAAGAATCATTGTTGAACTTAAAGGTTATATCTTGGCTGATACGATTCCAGTCCTCTTCAGACATTATTCCTTTAAGTATTACTTGGGTTCTTAACAAATCTAAAAACAGAGAACAAAAACGATGGCGCAATCGATCAATAAATTTATTAAATCGTACTTCATCTCTTGTTATTTCAGCAGACCTGCCCATGTTAAATCCACTCTCTCCCATCATACGAGAAAGAGGAACACCTAAAGCACGAAATAATTTTTGTTGAAGATACAAAACATCTTCCATTTGACCTAGATTTTGGCCACCATCAAGAGTGCTTATTTCTGTTCCTCTGCCTCCTTCACGACGAGGCATCCAAAAATCTTCAAGCATGCTTTGATGATTTCTTTCATCTTTTATTTGGCCTGTGGCAGGATCGTAAATTATCTTGTTACGATACCTGTTCATTATTTCTCTTAAATATTGTTCAGCTTTTTGTTTAGGTAAATTTCCTACGTCAACGTAAAAAATACGACGTTCTGGTGCTCTTGATATACGATAGATTGCAACAGCGTCTTCTATTTGTCTTAATAAGTTTAATGGTCTTACTGCTTTTTGTAGATACCCTACCACTCTTCTTGTAGCAGAATCAATAATTCCTGAATGAGAGTATGCTACACTGTCTGGAGTAATCTTCCATCCTGAAGCGGTTGTAGGAAAAGCAGAATCTTTATCTGTGTCTGTGTAAACGTAATATTCTTCAATACTTTTTATTGGAGAAAACGGACCAGATAATGTATTGTAACTTTTATCTTTTTCTATTTTTCTTATTTTTTTAATTTTTATAGGATCAACAGGAACCAGTTCAATTATGCCTTTTCTTAAATCATTTTTATCTATTTTTTTATAATAAAAAACTTTAGAATCAATATACCAACGTCTAAAAATATCAGATCCTTTATTTGAAAAGTCTAACATTTTCATTATTTGATTAAATTCAGAGTAAACTTTTGTTTTAATAGTTTCTGAAAGATTAACATGATCAAGATTTAATTTTATTGGTTTTCTGTCTTGGTCCATAACTATTGCTTCATTGATTATGTCTTCTATAGCAGCATCAACTTCCGGGTATAAAGCCATAGAACGATAATGCTGGATCATGTGATTTTCATCACGAACAGACCCAGAAAAATCAATAGTGTAACCAAAAATACCGCCACTTTCTAGAACGTATGAACCATCATACGAATCCGGAGTAACAATATCCGTATTTTGTACTTCTTTTTGTTGTTTCTTTTTGCCTATAGAAAAACCAAATAATTCTAATTCCATATATTTCGCCTATTCATGTTAATATTTCATAATGACTGTACAACATTGTAACAGAGAAAGTAGTTAAAGTGTTGTCTTGGCTCATGTCTAATTCTATTGGTCCTATAGCAACAGGCCAACAATGCCACAATTTAAACGATTTAAGAGTTTTTGTGCCATTAGTATCTAATTGTTCAACTGTCCAATCAGATTTAAAATGATCGCTCATATCGGGGTTAGATTGACGAGTGTTTAGATATGTTGTTGTGTTAGACACATGATCGTTAATTTTTTGGTGCCATTCATGAAACGCGGCAAACAATGCGTCGGGTGCATTTTGAGTATTACTAGATGTTTTGATGTCATCTAGTATTGTTATATTCCAAGGTTGATAAGTTCTATCTCCAGGATAAAAAACTGTTCTTCCTCTATAGTTTATTGGTATTGCTCCGACAATAGAACCAGGAATTGAGGCAGACCTTATATGAAAATCAGTAGTTGCATTTGTTCTATTAGTTAATCTTGTAGGCAAGTTTCCCATAACTTTAAAACGATTAGCTCTAGTGCCTCCATTAAATCCATTAATAAAATCTGTTATTGAGTGAGTATTTGGTTCCATTTGGCTCATTTAAATTCCTTTAACTGCTAAAAGCCTCAGATGTATTTGTATTTATTATGGTTATAACCAATGTTTCTGCAACACTAGGAACTTGAATGTAGATATCAACTATTAATTTATTTTCCGCTATAGTTGTTGTAGTATTATTTGTGGTATCACAAACAACTCTGTAATTAGTTACACCACCAAGAGATCGAATATTATCTAATATTGGAATTATTGAAGACACTAAACTGGATCTTGTAGAAGCGTTATTAATTGTGAATAAAAAGTTTTGAGCTACAGGCAGAACACTCTTTTTTATAGAAATTATTGTGTTTACAGTATTTATTCTAGATAAAGAACCAGAAACTGATGTTTTATTACCCATCAAAAACGTTCCTTCTCCAGGAAATACCACTACAGGATTTACGTTTCCGCCGTATAAATATTCACTATCTGTTTCTCCGAATACTTGCTGCATAGAAACAACACCCAATATTCTTCCTTTAGTTTTTCCTGCGGGTGAAAATATAATGTTAGAGTCTCTTGCTGTTCTGGCCATACAACCAGCAACATCTGGGCTGACATTTGATTCTAAAATAGATGCAGAATTTACTATGATTCCAGAAACAAATTTCTTTCTTCCAGCAACGTAAATAACGTATTCGCTGTTAGTATCAAAACCAAAATCTAACAGTTTGTTTGAATAATTTGCTGCAAGACCGGGAACTCCTGTTATTTTTTGATAATTACCAATAATAGCAACACAATCTTTTCTTGTTGTTGCAATATCTATTGCAGCACCAGCAGAAAACGTATTTCCAGAATCAAAAATCACATCAAAAGAAGCTAAAGATTTGTTGTGCAGTGGAGTTTTTGTGATTCCTAAAACTCCGTTAGAACTGTAGTAATCTCCAGTAGAGCCTGTTCCGCCTACCAAACACACACCACCGTATTGAAGATAATTATGGACAGCCCACCATTCTCCTGCCCAATTTCCTGTTGGGCCTGTAGGATACAATGTGGTACTTAATCGCCCAATCCAATTATTAAGATCATTTATTGTCATTATTCCAGTTTCTACTTCAGAATTTCCATCTGATCCTGTTGTACCGAAACGTGGAATTAGCCCGTTAAAAGAAATCATTCCTGCTACTAGTGGAGAAGCAGCTTCACCTGTTACATTTGTTGTAAACGTGTTATCTCTTGTGTCTACTGCCATTTTTTCTCCTAAATCTATACTTTACTTCAATATTTATATTTTTAGAAGATTAAGCCTTGATCCAATTATCTGGCTCGTCTGGTCCTTTCTCTATAACGGTATCTTCTAGATCTACAGTAGAAATAAATCCGAAACCTAACCAATCATCTTCTTCAATTTTCTTGATTTCGCCCTCAAAAAGTTCTTTTCTTATGTCTATATTGGTGATTTCTTTAAAATAACCTTGTTTAGTTAACCAAGCAAAAATAACCAGACACATTACTAAATCGTCAGTATG